CATTTTTTAATTCTTGTTGATAAGAAGTGTTTAACTTATCTTGCATGGTTCGTAAAGACTGAGTTACTTGTCTTTGATTTTCTTCCGTATATTCTCTAGTGGGTTCAGGTATAATAATATCAACTCTAGCCATTATCTCATACCATCTGGTTGTACATCTGCCCTAAAAGTTCCATAACGCCAATTTTGATCAGTAGATGTATTTTCTACTTTTAAACTAGCAAATCTTGACCTTGCTCTCGTGTCTACTTTTTCTGTTGAGCTATTCACTGTAAAAGGTCCGAGAGGCGAGGAACTTGCAGTATCAGAGGGGAATCTTCTTAAATTTATTGTTATCCTACAATCACCAGTCAATAATTTAAAATCAGGAATGAATCTTCTCATGCTCATAAAAAATTGTCCATCTCCTCCTTGTGATAAATCAAAATCCCCAGATTGTATAAAAGCAGGTATAGCTGTTTTATTACCATCAGTATCTACCTGGTTTATTCCCGTTTCATGTGCATAGTAAATAGAAGACCCATTAATATTAGTTACCCCTTGAATAGTTGGAAACGTTGGCACTCCAGTAGAATTAAATTCTGTTGCATATGGCACTGCATATAAATTTGCGTCTGCCCAAGTGGTTCTTGCTAATGATCCTGTCGTCCAAGTGCCGTTTTGATAATTATACGTAACACATCTGTCAACATTTGAACTACCATTTTTAGGATAGAACCAAGTTATTTCTTCATATAAATGATTAAGACCAGCATAAACTGATTCCCCATCTCCATAACTAACTCCTAAATTTGAACCTTTAGTGGTAAATACAAAGTCTTCAACTAAACATGGTAAAGCTTTTACTGTACCATCATAAACAAAAAATCCACCTGATTCACCCATCCAGTAAACTGCACCATTAACATATTTCATTGCATGTTGACCTATACAACCACAATTAGATCCTACTTGTCTTACTGAAAATGTAAAAGGTGGTCCAACAAACTGAATTACATAAGCAGCATTATCTGTTAAAACAAAAGTATAATCTTTTCCTTTTACAGCACCAACAATTTTTGTTCCAGAATCTAATCTAAAAAAACCAGCTGTATTTACTGAAGTAGGAGTATAATCTGTAGTATCTTCTTGATCTGAAAATCTAATAAACATCTTATCTTGTGTACCTGGTGTACCAATAGTTGTTTCTGTACCCAACATAAATAAGTGTCTATCCCTATCAGAAACTAAAGACATTACAGATGCAGTGGGAGCATTTGAAATAGCAGTGGCTCTTGTTTCTAAAGCATTAGAATCTGAATTGATTGGATTCCAAGAAAAAGATTTTCCATTTTTAATAGTTGCAATTAATTGTTCACCAAAATTATCTAAGGACCAAGATGCTGGATCTACTGATAATGTTTGTGATAATGATGCTTCACCCCAAGCAGTAAAAAATTCTACACCTGCACCATTTGAGTGTGCAGATCTTGTACCAGCAACAGCTCTAGTAATTCCTGTTAAATCATTCGATGAAATTCCTGTGTATGAAATAAACTCTGCTCCAACTTTAATAGTTCCTGAAGTAGGAAAACCTGTAGTTGATGCTAAAGTTATTGAAGTCCCTGATCCCCCAGTTCCAGCTGTGTCATCTAAAAGAGCACCATTTAAAGTTCCAAATAATTGTTGTCCTCCACCCCACAAACCAGTACCCCATCCAAAACCAAAAGTAGAACTTAAGTTACCAACTTTTACATAAGGGTTTATAGTTGCAGAGCCACTTCCGTTAACAGTTGTTCCCGCAGCAGCTGCCATAGTAATAGTAAATTCATCACTACTAGGAACAGTAATTACTTGAAAAGTATTTGTTTCAAAATCCGAAGCTACATATCCAGCCCCTGTTGGTGGTGTAACTGATGTAAATGTAAATAAATCTCCAGGTTCTAATGAATGTGCAGCTTTATTAACAGTTACAGTCGCAGATGTATTTACAGTATCGAATGTGCATCCAGTTAATGCAGTGTCTAATGGAGTAATATCGTAAAAAGCACCCTCGTAATAAATTATTAAAACTTTGTTTGTCCCTATTGCAGCATATTTTCTGCCATCTAAATCTGCCCAAACAAATTGTTCTCTTGCAGCTCCAACAAAGGTATTATTTAAAATTTGTTCCCAACCTCCTATTTTTTCTGGTAGACCATATCTAAATCTTACGAAGTCACCATCTGTCCATTGTCCCTCAGCTCCAGTCTGAGTAACTTGTTTATTAAAACCAGGTTGTATCTGTACATTAGTCAAAGGCATGACTTATTATACCACTTTAATCAGTTAATAAAAAGATGCTAGAGTTATTTACCCTCTAGATGTTGACCCTCACCAGTAAGAATTTTTTGTATTTTTGGGTCAAACCTTTCATTTATTTTACTAGCTATATGAACAAGAGTATTAGCAAAATGTTTTAAGGTAAGAGCTTCAAATTTAAGGTGCCCTTTTTTAAAAATTATCTCTCGTTCTTCTTTTGTAAATATTATTTTTCCATCTCCATTTGCTTTCTGTATTATTCTCATAAAGAACCCTCTCCATTTACTAACGGATCTCCCGCTAATTTTTTATATTCTCCATCTTTATAAACATAGTGTAAGAAAAATTGCATATGATAATCACCATCATATTTTTCTCTCCAATGTTCATATTGTGTACCACTATATACTATACCTTCTCCAGGTTTTAAAACAATAGGCTCTCCATCAATGTATAAAGGCCAATCTGGTTTATCTGCATCTACAAATATTGTAACACTTAATTCACAAGCTTTTCTATCAAGATGTTTTTTTAATTCTGCGTTATACGTATACAATCTAAAAAAACTATAACTTGGCAATAAATCTTTTTGAACTGCTTTTTCAATAATATTTTTTTTCTTAATTAAAAAAGTTTGTATAAGTGGATCTTTGTAAAAGTAGGTATCATAATTATTACTTTGTTTATCATCAAAACACTCTAAATTATTAAAATGTCTATATTTCAAATATTCTTTAATAATATCTATTTCTTCTGCATTTAATATATTTTTAATTATTTTATATTTTAAATTTTTTTCTATAGAAGCCATGACACTAAAGTATATCTCCTTCCTTTACTAACTTTTGAAACAGAGTGTGGATACAAGAAATTAGATGGCCACATAACTATACGACCTGGATGTGGTTTTATTGTTTTTGTTATTTTACTTTTATCTGTTGGCTCATGAAAATTTAATTCTCCACCTTCGTAATCGTTATTTAAAAAAACAATAACACTTATTGTTCTTGGTATGGTTGCATGATGATCAGTGTGTACTTTATAAAAACCACCCTCTTCATATAACAAAGGTGTTACCTCTAAAGTTTGACACACAGCAGTTTGATGTTCTTGGGCGTACCTTTGATGAACATTAAAAATCATGTATTTTAAAAAATTTAACCAGTGTACACCTGAAAAGGTGTTTATATCAAAATTCATATTTTTTGTGTTTCTTAAAGTTTTATTAACTATATTAGCACCTTGATTATTACCAATAACGGAAGCCTCCTCAAAATTACATTTGTCATTTAAGTATTTAATTAAACTCCCAACAGCTTCAAGATTCATAACATTATCGTAAACTTTTATAAATTTATTTAATTCCATGTTTTCTTTGACCAAAAAAAAGTTTTGTAAGTGTGCATTATTTTTTTTGTACCTTGTAAAAAAAGATTATTATGATTTTCTGACATAGGTTTTATTTCCATCTTCCAATTTTCTCTTTTAAAAGGTATTACTTGAACGTAAGGCAAACCTCTTTCAATAGTAGTTTCTAATTCTGGGTATTTATCACCATTAATTATTATCGGAAAATTAATATAGTTTGGAAATTTGTCGGTATCAACTATACCAGAAATAATTTCAAATCTATCATCTCTGTTATTTAATGGTGGTGTAAATAAACATGAATAACCTGGTGGTGTTTTAATT